GCTTGTATCTCTCCCAACTAGTCAGGATCAGCCTGAACTGGCGGTAACTAGCCACGACCAGCCGAGACTGGAAACGATCGTGCCAGACTGTGACGGCTCATGGGCTGGACTTGTGGGGGACATGGCTTTGGAGCTTCTTCATGTGCAGCTCATGCCTTGGCAGCTTCATGTACTTGAGCGGATGCTGGGATTCACCCATGCTCCAGACGGAGAAGATGATCTTGTGCACAGATCGAGCCTTGTATCGGTTGCAAGACAAAATGGCAAGACACTTCTGATCCAATGTTTGATCTTGTTCTGGATGATTGAGATGCCGAAGATTCGAGGCACCAAACAAACAGTCCTATCCACAGCTCACACTTTGTCACTTGCCTGTCTTCTCTTTGACGAAATCGCACCGATCCTCGAAAACCGTTACGGCGCGAAAATTATGAAGTCGTTCGGTCGGAACTCGGCGACAATGCCAGACGGATCTAAGTGGTATGTGCGCGCGGCAAACCCTTCTATCGGTCACGGAATGTCGGTAGACCTGATCTGTGCGGACGAAATCTTTGACATCTCGGAGATCACAATGGCAGGCCTGATCCCAACACAGCGCGTCCGCAGGTCTCCGCTTCTAGCAATGTTCTCTACCGCTGGCACCGAGTCCAGCGCGCTATTTATCCGACATCGAGAAAACGCGCTTCGACTAATTGACACAAATAATCCTTCTAACTTTTACTTTGCAGAATGGAGCCCACCGCCAACAGTCGACCCAATGCAAGAAGCATCGTGGTCGTGGGGCAACCCGGCACTCGGACACACTTTGACCGCTGACACTTTGCGCGCCGAATCACAAGATCCTGACCGCTCAAACTTCTTGCGCTCCTCGCTCAATATGTGGATCGCCTCAACCCAGTCATGGATCCAAACCCACCTATGGCCCGATCTTAAGTACGACGGCCCGATCCCTACTGGCGGCGTCATCTCCGTCGAGGCGTCTATGGACGAATCCAGATACTTTGCGACAAAGTCGGTCGCTCTTGGTGACGGTCGTACCTGTGTTTCGGTCGCCTTTACTGCCGAAACCGCTAAGGAACTTTGGGCTCATGTCGCAGCTCACGCGGCAGATCCTGCAATCAAGTTCATCTTCTCACCGACTATTGACGCGCACTGCCCACCGATCTTTGAGCGTCGGCGCGTCGTAATGGGCTACAAAGAAATACTGCAATACACGCCTATTGTAAGAAATATGATCAGCGAAGGTCGGCTAGTTCACACTGGCGAAGCGATGCTTGCGGAGCATGTTTGCCGAGCGGTCATGGTCAGGACACAGGGCTCCATAGCAGTCAGCTCGCAAAAGTCAGCTGGACCAATCGAGCTTTGTCGCACGATGATTTGGGGAGCGGCGGCAGCTGCAAGACCAAGCAACTCCCAGAAGCCAATGCTCGTCACCGTAAATCAGTAACATCTACTTGGCACTCGTTCGCTTGCTTGCCTGTCGTCGGGATACCGCAGATGACCGAGCGAGTGCCACCACAATCCGCGCGCAATGTGTAATCTTGTGCTATGGGAATCTTTGATCGCAAAGTAAGCAAGGCCGCTATTAGTCCCGCGCCTGCCAAAGCTGCGGCGGCGAGTGCAATGAATCCCGGGTACAGCTCAAGCAATGTCGGCGTAAACATGATCGGTCAGTATTACACCTACCAAGAAGGACAACTTCGCGCGGCAGCAATCTCGATTCCAGCAATCTCACGCGCACGCGATCTACTTGCATCGGTCATTGGTTGCCTGCCATTACAGATGTATAACGAAATGTGGAACGGCGAAGAAATGGAGCGCGTCTATATTGCCCCCCGCTCTTGGTTACGACGCCCAGATCAAACCGTTCCCTACAACTTTTTAATGTCGTGGACTTTTGACGATCTTTACTTCTACGGGCGCGCCTTTTGGTACATCACCTCTCGAACCGCTGACGGCTACCCAGCAACCTTTACTCGACTTCCTGCAGGCTCCGTTACGACTACCGACATGGCTGGCCCAGTGTGGTTTGCACCTTCTAAAGAAGTGTATTTTCAAGGTGGACAAATAGATCCTGTAAACCTTGTGCAATTTTTGTCGCCAACTCAAGGAATGGTTTATTCATCACAAGCCGCAATTGAGACAGCGATCAAGATTCAAGACGCAAGAGCAAGAAACGCGAGCAGCTCCATTCCTGCCGGGGTGCTTCGTCAGACTGGCGGCGAGCCTTTGAGCGCGCAAGAATTGGCAGATCTTGCTGCCGCATTTAACACCGCTCGAGCAACTAATCAGACTGCGGCTCTTAACGAGTTTCTCACTTACGAACCTACAACGATGAGTCCAGACAAGATGCTGCTTATTGAGTCCGCTAACTACAGCGCGTTGGAAACTGGCGGTCGTATTGGCAATGTTCCGCCATACTTAATCGGTGTATCTACAGGATCGTATTCATATCAGTCCAGTCAGCAAGCCAGAATGGACTTGCTGTTCTTTGGAGTCAAGTTGTACGCAGATGCAATTGCAGAAACATTGTCTATGAATAATGTTTTGCCTAACGGAACTTTTGTTGCCTTTGACTACGAATCGTATTTAGAAGAAAATTACTTAGCAGACAAAATGGAAAGTCCAGTAGAAGAAAACACTCAAGAGGAGATCGCAAACTAATGATCAGATTTACAGCTACAAATGTCAGCATTGACGCAGCCGCCAGCGACGGCACACCGACCAGAACGATCACGGGAATCGCCGTTCCATACGGCGTAGCAGCAACCGTCTCCGACGGAACAGAAGTTATCTTTGAGCGCGGCAGCCTTCCAGTAGACGGCAAAGCCCCCCGCCTGTATCTCAATCATTCGGCTGACAGCGCCATAGGAATTGTCACGGCCCGATACGACGACGAAGAAGGCATGATGTTCACCGCCAAAATTAGCAAAACCGTTGCAGGAGACGAAGCCCTACAGCTCGCCCTAGATGGCGTACTTGACTCGGTATCGGTCGGAGTAAACCCAACCAAAACTCGAGCAAACAAAGATGGATCGGTAACAGTCCTAGCAGCCGATTGGATTGAGTTGTCTATGGTGCCAGTTCCCGCATTCGCTGGAGCGATCATCACAGACATCGCAGCGAGTATCCACCACGAAGACGAAGAAATAAGTAACATAGAAACAGAACCTACACAGGAGAACGAACCCATGTCAGAGCCAACAGTCCCAGCAGTAGAAGCAACAATTCCAACTGCACCAATTCCAGCACAAGCAAAGCGCGAATTTAAGTTGCCAAGCGCAGGTGACTTTATGGCTGCCTATCACATCGGCGGAGACACATTCTCCAACATGAACAAAGCCGTAGCGGAATACAGCGCATCACAGCGCACAGCACTACAAGCAGCTGCAGGCGATGTGCTCACCACTGACACACCCGGCTTGCTCCCAATTCCCGTGCTCTTGCCGCTCGTACAAGATCTAAATTTTGTCAGACCTACGGTTGAAGCACTTGGCGCTCGCGCGTATCCAGACGGCGGACAATCAAAAACTTTTATTCGTCCAACAATTACCACGCACACAAGCGTCGCAACACAGTCCAGCGAATTGTCTGCCGCATCAGCGACAACAATGGTCATTGCGTCAAACTCGGTCAGCAAAACTACACTCGCGGGCCAAGTGACCCTCTCAATTCAAGATATTGACTTTACATCTGGCCCAGCAATGCAACTGATCTTGAACGACTTAATGGGCGAATACATGATCGCATCAGACAACTTGGCTGCAGACAACTTGCTCGCAGCAGCAAACTCGAGCGGTGTTTGGGACGGAACCCCAGAAGACTTGCTCAAGTCTGTTTACGACGCAGCGAATGATGTTTCGGCAAACCGTAACTGGATGCCGACACACATGTTTGTCTCGGTTGATGTTTGGGCTCAACTCGGTCAGCTTGTAGATTCAAGCAAGCGTCCGCTCTTCCCATTCATTGGTGCAGGACTTACAGGTCAGAACGCACTTGGAGCATCAAGCGCAGGATCATGGAACGGAACCCCAATGGGTCTCCAACTTGTAGTGGACAGCAACTTTGCTGCCAAGACAATGATCATTACTCGAGTCGGTCAGGGTCAAGGCGACGCCTTTGAGTTCTACGAGTCCATTCGCGGCTTGATGAGCGTTGAAGTCCCAGCAACTTTGGGTCGCACAATGTCCTTCCACGGATATGTATCAACCTTTGCTGCAATCGGTGGAATGATCCGCAAGATCACTCAGGCTTAGTCGAGAGCGGGGCTACCGCTCATGGCTGTTTACAGCGTTACCCAAAAATACCTCATAGACAACTACGCCGTAGTTCAACTTCTGACCGATGCAGAAATTGAACTCGGCGCAAGTGTCGTTATTGCTGGGGTAGATGCAACTTTTAACGGCACTTACACAG